CGACGACGTGAAGTATTTCGATTTCATCCCCGAAAAGCGCTACTACCAAGTGGTGTTCAACAAGGATGCGACGAATGCTTGTGCCGAGTCGGCAATCGCTTACCTGTACCACGCCAAGTCGCGTCCGGTCACACAATCGACCGGCAACACGACAGTCGGCGAAGGTACGGGCGCGGTGATTGGCGAGAACATCGGGCTAGCGATCCAGGGCACGAAGTAGTGAGGTTTCTCCGTGAGCCTCACGATCACCAGTGCGCCGACCGATGAGCTGATCAGCCTTGAAGAAGCCAAGCGGCACTTGCGCGTGATGCAAGACAGCTTGGATGACGAGGTCGTTGAAAAGCTCAAAGCGGCGCGTGCCTGGTGTGAATCGCAGTGCTCGCGAACCTTGCGCGGCGCCGTGACGCGAACGATCGCGATGTCTGGTTGGTGGTGCGGCACGATCGACCTGCCCTATCCGCCAGCGCTCGCGATTTCGACCGTCAAGTATTACGCCGACGGCGTCGACACGACGTTGAGCGCTGCCAACTACCGCTTGATCGCCTCCACCGATGGGCTCGGTCACGTGGAGTGGACCGCAGAGGCCGAGCTACCGAGCGCTGATACTCGATCTGATTCCGTGCGACTCAGTTACACGGCCGGTTACACCGAGCTTCCGCCGACCGCCAAGGTAGCGATCCTGATGGCCATCACCATGCTTTGGGGCGATGCCAAGGGAGCGGACTTGGCAGCGTCGGAGCGAGCGGCAAAGAATCTCCTCAATGCGTGCGAATGGGGCTGTTACCGATGAGGGGCCGAAGTTTGGTTGCGGAGATTCAGCATCGGCCGACCACGTTTGACGAGCTGACGGGAACGGGTGGCGAGTGGGAAGAATTTGCAACCGTTTACGCCGACCTGCGGCCACTTACGGGGCGCGAACTGTTTAGCGCGCAGCAAGTGCAATCGATGGTGAATTTCAAACTCGAAACGGAATACGTGGCAGGCGTCACGAGCGAAATGCGGGTCGCTGTGTCGAGCCGGGTTTTTGAGATCGAAACGGTCCTCAACGTGAACGAATCCAACCGCTCGTTAGAGCTACTGTGCGTGGAGAAGGTGTGACGGTTCATTTTCCAACCTGGCCGACGTGGAGCTACCAGTTCCCCCAGCGCGACGTAAAGCGGATCGTCGGCGTGCGCTATTACGACGCGAATGGTGAGGAGCAGACGTACGGAAGCGACAAGTATCGGCTGGCGATCAGTCGCGCGGGGGTGAGTGCTTTTGTTCTCACCGACCGTGGGAACCTGCCCGCTGTGGAAAGTCGCGTCGATGCGGTGGCCGTGGAGTACGAGGCATGAGCGGAAACGTCTACACGACTGGCTTCAAGGAGCTCGACAAGGCGCTTGCGGACTTGGAACCCAAGGTTCAGCGGAAGTACGGAAAAACGGCACTCAATAATTCACTCAAGATCGTGGAGGCGGAATACAAAGAGCGCGTGCCGGTTCGAACTGGCGCGATGCGAGACGCGATTGTGCGGCGGACGCCGAAGGGAAAGCGTGGTGAACTCAAGCGAACCTTGATGATTACACGAGCCAGCCTCGCGAAGTCGACCACCAAGAAAGCGATCGCCGGGATTCGGAGTGCGGGGAAGGCGGCACTCAGCTTGGAACTGGCGGCGCTTCGCGGCAACCGATCACTGGGAAAAGAGGAACGAGCCAGAACCCGCGCGTTGTTGCGTTCATCGCAGAGAGACAAAACCAAATCAGAGATTGAGGGCGTCGGCAGTTTTAGTGACCAGGATTTTTATCCGGCGTTTGTCGAGCTCGGCACGAGCACGGAGCCGGGAAAGAGTCCGATGCGCGGCGCGCTCTACGACAGCGCTAATCGCATCCGGCAAGAATTCGTCAAGCAGTTGAGGCAGTTAGTCGCTAGTGGTGGAAAGTGATTCCCGTCGAGCTCGCCAAACACCTGAGAAATCAAGCCGAAGTCGCCAACCTGTTGTCGGCGGGCGATCAAGTGAAAGTGTTTTTGGGAACCGTTCCCCAAGGAGTCGAGTTTCCAGCGGTCACGGTGATGTCGGTCGGCGGGAACCCCGATTACACGCTCGCCAACGGTGAGATCGCAGACGTTCAAAAAATTGTTCAGGTTTCAGTTTTCGCACCCACTTACCTCCAGTGCGAGGCGATCAGCGAAGCGATTCGCCTGGCGATCAGCGGCTACAGCGGACTGTTCGACCAAACGGTAGTGCATGCGGTCCTGATCCAGAGCGAGCGCGATGCGACGATTGCGCCGGTCGATTCGAGCGGCCGTGCCGGGTGGATGCAGAGTACCGATTACCGAATCACTTTTACCCGGTCAGTGACCGCTTACTAACGGAGCAAACCATGGCAGCAGGAACGGGAAGTGTTTACGGCAACGGATCGACGTTTGCCCTTTCCTCCGGGTCGGTCGGCACGATCATCTCCATTGACCCGCCCGAGGAGAGCATTACCGACATCCCCGACGATTCGCTGGGCGTTACCGAATATCACGAGTTGATTCCGGGCCTCGTGTCATCGCTCGGCAAGATGACGATCAACACGATCGCCGACCTCGACTCGGTGGCGGCGCTCGGCGCCGTGGTGACAGGCACGCTCACATTCCGGCCGCAAACCGGCCAAAGTTCCGGCGCAACCTACATCGGCACCGGCTACATTTCTCGCCGCAAGGTCTCGGCGCTGGAGACCGACGTGCGGGTGATGATCGAATACGACTTTCAGTTCGACGGCAAGACAGGACCGGCCTACACGGCTGGCACGTAGTGATGGCGGCTTGGACATTGCAGCGCGATATTTCGCTCAAGCGATGCGCGGGCTGGACCTCGCACGGCACGCTGGTGGAATTCGCCCAAGATGAAATTCTGCTCAACGGCATGCGGGTCGGCTACGTCGGCCACGCGCCGGGGGATGCGATCAACCTCATCAACCCGCGCCTCGACCAGCCGACCATCGACGCGATTTCGGCGCACATCGCATCCGTTCGTGGCACGGTGGCCCATAAGGTGTGCATCGCTCCCGAGCTGGTCGCGACCGAGGAAGGGGGCGGCGATGACTAACCGCGAACGATTTGCCGGCGCGGCGATGCGTTTTGACGAGCGAGAAATTCCGGTGCTCGGCAAGGTTCGCATCCGCTCGATGGATGCGCTCGAATACCTGGCGGTCACCAAATCGCTGCAAGAGAACGAAGGGGATTACTCGCTGCTGTTCGAGACGTGCGTCGTCGAGGAGGATGGCAGCCAGTCTTTTAGCCTGGTCGATCGCGACATGCTCCGCGGGCTCGATTCGCTGGTCAGCGTGCCGCTTGCCAAGTTCTGCATGGATCACGCACAAGGCGCGACGAGCATCGAGGACCAAGCAAAAAACTAGCAGCGTGCGAGCTCGAAAAGTTCGCCTATCGGCTCGCACGCGACCTGGGCGAATGGGATGTCGAGGGACTGTTGCAGCGGATGGACGCGCGGCAACTGCTGCGTTGGCAACTGGCGTATGAAGTCGTCCCTCTCGATGACGGCTGGCGTCAGGCCGACACGATCGCCGGGGCGATCCATAACGAGAGCGAGCGGAATTTGGCCCAGCGGGCGGGGCTCATGGGACTCAAGGGACTTCCTCCCGAGGAATGGCACAAGCCGGGCAACTACATTCCGAAACTAAAATTCGTCAAGCAAAAATCGATCCAGGTCAACCAGGCGTCGATTGACGTTTTCCAATCCATGATCGAGCAGCAATATGGCCGGCGGCACAATCGGTAGTCTGGCAGTCGCGCTCACGCTCGACACGAATAAATTTAAAAAGGGCGCCACCGAAGCGCGGTCGACACTCGCCCGGCTCAACACGGCCGCCAGTGCCCTCAAGTCGACCTTCATTGGCCTGGGCGCCGCGTTCGGCGGCTACAAGCTCGCGTCGGGCTTTATGGCCACCGCGCAGGCGATGGACGACATCGCCGACACCGCGCAGCGAATCGGCGTCTCTGCCGAAGCCTTGGGCGGACTGGGTCACGCGGCGCAGCTCAGCGGCGCAAGTGCCGAATCGCTGGCGGCGGGTCTGCAAAAGATGCTCCGCAGCGAGAGCGCCATCAAGGAACTGGGGATCGACGCGGCCAAGCTCCAAGCGCTCAAGCCAGAGGAACTGTTTATCGAGATCGGCGAGGCGATTCGCAACCTGCCATCGCGATTCGAGCAATCGGCGGCGGCGGTGAAGATTTTTGGCAAGCGCGGGCAAGAGCTGGTTCCGCTCCTCACGAGCGGCGCGACCAGCATCCGGGCACTCATGGACGAAGCGGAGGGGCTCGGGCTGGCTTTTTCCGACGAGGAAGCAGCCAAGGTTTCGGCCTACGTCGACGCGATGGACCGCTTGCGAGCGGCGTTCAAAGGCTTGGCGCAAGACATCGTCATCACCTTCGCGCCGGCGATGCAGGAGGTTGCCGAGTCGACGGGGCGCGCGATCGAGATGCTCAACTTCCTTAAGTCGGGCGGCGACTTTCAATCCTTTGGCAGCTATCGCCAGGCCGGCGCAGCGTGGGAAAAAACCATCAGCTCGATGGGCAAGCCGATGTTCGACCAGTTCGCGCAGCAAATGATCGCGAACGTCAACAATCCACGCGCCACGCTCGAACAGTTTTTGGGCACCAACGTCTCGAACGCCTCGATTCCCCACATCATGGCGGCGATCCGCAAACGGATCGAGGGCCGCGCGCTCAGTGGCATGTCGACGGCCGGCAGCGGCACAGGCTTTATGTCGATGCTCGCGCCCGGCATGTCGGCGATGATGGGCATGGCGATGCAGCAGATGATGAACCCGGAAGGGCT